AAAGTCAGTGGCACCACCTCCTGCTTTTTTAATAGTTTTCTTGTTCTTTTTGTTTGTTTCCATAACTTTCTTACTAAAATCTTCATTTATAATTTTAGTTTTATCTTTTCCAGTTTTATCTTTTCTTTCTAAAACACCCATAGTCTTTAACTTCTGAACAGACGTTTTCTTAGCTGACTCTGGATCATTGCTATACATTCTGTTTGGCTTTCTCTTTGGCATTGCCATTGATTTACCATTTTTAGCATACACTGGTTTCTTCATTACACTCTCCAAGATTTGCGATCCACCGTCCTTGCGACTTCGACCTTTGTTAATTAAGTTCTTAGCTTGATTCTTACTTATACCTAAATCATCTGCAAATTGTTTTACTCTAACCATTATGCCTTCTTTATAACTTTAGTTAATGTTTTAGCTTGTTTTGCATGTGTATTCGAGGCTTTCTTTAAACCCTTAATAACTTTTTTTATCTTATTAATTTTTCTTTTCATTATTTTTTACCCATAAGTTTCATGGCTTGTCCAACACCCTTAATTCCAAATGAACTACTTACAGCTATAAATAAAAGATACTGGTACCAATCTGGCAGAGTGTTTAATACCTCAAAACCAGTTCTTACATATTCTGTAAATGACGGAATGAAGACCAAAATAGCGGGCAAAAGTAGGACAACTAAGGCAAATTCGTCTTTCCAGCTTCCATCAGTAGCATCAGCCATAGACTTTTCCCACTCGACTTCACCAGCTGCAACTCTCTCTGCGACTTTAGCTTTAGCCATAACAGTAGCAACTTTAGCTTTACCTTCTGCTTTTGTCTTTTCAACCTTATTGTCCATCCAGCTAGTCGCTAGATTTGCAATAGGTCCAATTAACGCTGCGAACATTTGCAATCCTTCTTGGAAAATCTGCTGTCTATCCAAACCTTACCATAGTATAAGATAAAAAGCCAAAATGTAAACAGTATACCTTCTAGGTACGATAAATCATTCCACGCATCTAATACCATATTTTCCATTTATTTACCTTTCGTTGCATTGTTCAAAGACTCAATGACATCATCGATATTCGGTTCTTTTCCCCACGGGTTATACCGACATTTGTATTGCTTTGGACACCAACTCTCAATCATCATCTCATAAGTTCTATTATTACCTATATAAATACAAGCCATCTGCCCCGTTTTAGATTTTATTCTTTTTTTTAAACGACATGTTGTATACTTCTTTTTCTCTATCTTACCTTGATTCTGTAGTTGTTGTTTCGTGTATGGCTTTGGCACATATGTATAATCACTACCATAGGCTTTACTGGAAAACAAACTTGCTAATAATAATAAAAATCCACCCATTACTAAAGCAAGAAATAACCAAGCAATACCCTCACCTATCTGTCTTCTCATCTGTTGTTGTTTGTAAACTGTTTGTTGACGCTGTTTTCTGATCTGACCTTCCATCTGCAACAATTCATCATAGGCTTGTGGCCCATGTGTTAAATTCAAAAACATCTTGAGTTCGTATCTTTGTTCCTCAAGTTTCTTTTTTGCAGCGTATGCAGCCATTGCCGCCTCCTCAATAGAACCTGCTTTAAAAAGTTTTCCAAACAAGGGAGGATTCTTGGCTTGCTTTTCTGCATGATCCACATCTGATATAGCTCCCATCCAACGTCCAATGTCCCCTGACATTTGTTCAATGTCACGACCAACGGCAAATCCTTGCTTGATTGCACTAAAAGCTTTTGATGCCACGCCAACGGCTAATGATATAGTTACTGGATCCATATCCAGATTATATCATAGCTTAATTAGGTTTGTTACCCCTCACAGGGGGTACACCTTTAGAAGCAGCCGCTGTATTGATACGATATATGTTCACATCATTACGGTCATCTGCAATGTTTTCTTGCAACTGTTGTCTTTGTTGTGCAAGTTCATAAGCCTGTTGAAGTTTAGCCTGATCAATCTGAAAGTTCATCTGATCATTCTGAGCTTTTCTTTGTAACTCAGCGGTATCATTCTCAAGCTCTTTCTTTCTAATCTCAACCAAAGGATCAGCCTGTTGCTGTGGTTGTAGAGATGGCATTACTTCTTTTAGAATCTCACCAACCTGTTGTGCAATTGCTGCTTCAACAGCATCTGGATCTAATTGAGGCACAGGCTGACCAGATAGTTGTGCAGCTTTAATTGACTCTTCAAAGAATTTAACTACCTGATCTCTAGCCATCATTCCAATATGTTCTTGTGTATGTGACTGAAGCAATATGAAAGTTTGAGGATTTGCTTGTCCAGCTGGAGTTGATAAAAAGGCAATATGTGCTCTAACATGTGCTTCGTGATCTTGTTGCTGGAATACCTGTATAGGCATGCCTTTTAAAGCATTTCCGTTCTCGGTTGCCGGATCTACAGGCTGTGGTTGCATCGGAGCAGGCAAAATAGCCTCGATATTCTTAATATCCAACGCATCATACATTCTTCTATACGCTTCATGTACATTATGTATCTGTGGTGCAGCTTGAGCTAGTTGTAATTGTGTCTGAGCCAGTGATAATCGTTGTGCCATAGAGAAAATGTTCGGATCTGACACGGGAAGTATGTCCACACGACCATCAAAATCGGCTTGCATGGTTTCTGGAGGCACATTTCCAACAAAATAAGGGTATGGAACTGGATTTTCACTAAAAATCTCTGCTAACATACGAAATTCTTGCTTTTGAGCGTAATGTAGACGCTTATGTATGGAAGATATGATCTTTGAGCCTTGTTCTATCAAGGCAACAGTCGTTCCAACAGGTGCATTTGAGTTTACATCCGCAGTTTTTGCGTCTGCAACCTGTGCAAAACGTCTACCAGAATCAACAACCACACCTAAAAGCTGTGCTAGGGTATTTGATGGCTCTTTGTATGGCAATGGGATGATTGAGTTTTTAAGATCTCCGCCTGGGACATCGATGTCCCTAAACTCCCCAGGATTAAGAGGCTCATCATCATTACGAATGCGAACACCACGAGCCTTAAAGCCAGCTGGTAAATTAGAGAGCGTACCCGCATCAATTAATTGCCTTAAAATAGAAGTTGCTGCACGAGATAAACCTCCGATTGTGTGCAATAAACCGAAGCCATAAAAACCAAATCCTGGTAAAAACTTGAAATGAGTAAAATATTGACGCTTCCTCTTTAATGGGTCTTGTTCTCTAAAGTTTCTAGAAATCGATAACACTTTTCCAGAAGTTTGATCAAGGGTGACAATATAAGGCAACATAATACCCGAAGGATTCCCCTCCATATCCTTGTCTTCAAAACCTTCCAAGTCCAAGTCAATGTGGCATTCCAATAAGGTATAAGAGTCATCAGAATAGTTCGGACGTAGTCCCAACAACTCATCAGCACGCTCTTTGATAGCTCCTTCGTCTTCGCCATCATTCGCTTCAGATAATTCAACATCTTTATATACTCCTGCTACTTGTAGCTTGCGAATGTCATTATATGACATTCTAACAACATGTGTCACCCTCTCCGCTGTTCTTAAATCACTAGCCGAGTACGGAACAACCATATCTTCAGCTGGAACAAACTTGGAAACGGCTCTCTGCTTGGTTTCATCAAAATAAACTTTTTTAAATGTAGAACCAGTAAGCGGCAAATAAAATAACATTTGATCTGTGTCTGGATCATACTCCTCCATGATCTCAGTAATCTGATAATTCATGAAATCTTCTACACGCTGTGCCTGTGCTTCAGTCTCCGAGGTCGGAGTTCCTAGAACCTGAGTCTTTACTGGCCCACCACTTGGTAACATCTCTTTATATGATTGTGCTTGAAACTGGGTAACAGCTTCAGAAAGTAAAGGGTGAGTTACACCACTTGCCCCTAAGAAAGGTTCACTTCGATCCTCGTAGTTTATTCCTAGTAACCCTAATCCTTTAGATATAGCTTCTTCCCAATCTTCCCTAGACTCTAAATCTTCACGAAATTTAGATTGAAGATACGAGGACAAAGAGCCAAGTACGTCTTCGTCAAGAACCTCGGCTAACTTGGC